AAAAAATCTAACTCCATTATCAAAATTTTCTTTGGTAGGACGAAAACTATTATTTCTAAATATTTCATAACTAGTGTGAAGATATTTACCCATGTTATCTATTATTGTTTTTGTTAAACCCGATTCTGAATCTTTAAGCAAAGGAAGAAGCATTTCACTTTGATCATCAATCGTTCTTCTTAAAGCTTGTGCATCAAACCTTAATTCTTTAGGTAATCTTTCTAAAGCATCTTTGTATGTTTGATCCCCTCTTTTGCCGGCTGTTTTCATAAAATCCATTACATCAGCCCACCTACTTAAAGCTCTTACTTGAGTAGCACTACTAAACATTTTACTGCTAAGACTAGCATTAACCATTTTATACATTATACGGTCTAAGTTTTTTATGTAACCACCAGCAAGTGTGTTAGCTGTTCTTACTTTATTTTCAATTCCTCTTATAGCTTCAGCTGTGGGTTTATCATATTTAAAGTTTGACATAAATCTAGAATAAACTGATTCAAAAGCTGAACCCAATGCTCTAGGAAATGACGAAGACGCAGTTTCTGAAAATTTCCATAACTCATATTTAGGTACACCAAATTTTGTAAGTGTTTTTTTTCTAGCTGCACCTAAAGTTTTAACCCATCCTCCTAAAGAAGTTAAATCTTTAGCTATGTTTTTAGCCCTAGCTATATTTTTTCCTGCACCCGTTAAACCTTCTGTTTTAGTTCTTTTAGCCAATCTTTTTTGCCATTCAAAAATAGGTAGTTTAAACTCTACTCCTTTAATTGTTAAGACTTGAGAAGAGGGTTCTGTTCTTGCTCCTGTTTTTTTATTTATTTTCATCAACCTAGAAAAAGGATTTGTAATAGCAAAAGGTTGTGTTGCTACATCAAAAGTTAACATTTTAAGAGGAGTTGTATACAAAGGTTCTACTCCATATGTAAATACTTTACCTGTACCAAAAGCTAACACCTTTAAAGATTTACCCATTAAAGTAAGTCCTCCTAAAATAGCTGTGCCTTCTGCACCAAATTTTAATTTATTTCTTAAAGCCGCAGCGGCTCTTTCTTTACCAGTTAATCCCTCAAGGCTTTCCGTTCTTTGACCCACTAATTTTCTTTGAATTAAATTACCTTCTTCACTTGCAAAAATATCAGCTATAGTTTTATTAGCTGTTCCTGAAACAACTGTGTCTCCTACAGCCGCAGGTAATACATAATAACCACCGTACTTTGCAATGTCCACTCCATGAGAACCCACATTAAAACCTTTTACTTTAAAATCTCTTGCTTTAGTAAGAGATTTTTTAACTAAACTTTTTTTAGCCCCAGTTTTTAATATTTTTTTAGCGATAGAACTTGCTATACCAAAACCAAATCCATACTGAACAAGAACAGAAGTAAATTTTGCTAAACCCCCTTCACCTTCTCTGTAAAATTCATCGAGATCAATTGCAGGAAGAACTTTATTTAATTTTTCTACTGCATTATCTGTAAGACCTGTCATGTCTCCTATTATAGCAGCCACTTCAGCAGTCCCTTGATAAGCATTGTGAAGTCCCACTACTGGACCAGTTAAAGCTTTACCTAAAAAAGATTCTTTTACTTTTCTTTCTGCTTCTTTACCTTCTTCGGTATCTTTTCTATAAGCTAAATCATACCTTCCTTTTCCAAGATATTGAAAGTCCGACCATTTTCCCATATCATCTGGATGAGCAAATGCTTCAACTACTTTTTTATCTGTTAAATCTATAGGATTACCTTCAAGAACTGAATCAATATATTTTTTAACAATGGTGGTATCTTTATTAAAAATTTGAAGAAGTCTGTCTGTTTCTGCTGCTGTAGACCCTTGGAGATTATCTATTTTATCTACATAATCTTCTTCAAGAATAGCAGGTTCGTTAAATTTTTTTTCTTTTTGTTTTAATCTATCATTCTTAAGTTTTTCTCTTACTTCTGCAATTAAAGGTACTTCTCTTATTTTTTGTAAAAGACTTTTTTTTTCTTCAGCCATTTAGTTCTCCCTAAACTTGTTGTGCGTCTATAACTAATTCAACTCCGTAGGTATTATTAAAAGAAATTACATCTTCTTGGGATTCTATTTGAGCAAAGTCTTCAAACGCTGAAGGATTATAAGCTATTAATTGAACAATATCATCAGTTATTTCTTGGGGTAATCTAGCCCTTAACAAAGCAAAAGCGTCTTCTCCTTCACCTAGACCAGAACCTTGTTGAACATTTGGATCCATTTTGTTTGTAGCAATTTCAGTAGCACTTAGTTCCATCTCCGAGCCTCCAGGCATTGTAGAAGTTTCAGTAATTTGCGCACCCATTTCATTGGTACCCATAGCATAACCAACTCTTCCACCTTGAGCTACTTCAAACCTTCCTCCAGTTAAACTTCTTATTAAATTTTTTCTTAATTCGGCTCTTTGTTTTATAGAAGTCTTAGCTAACACTTCTTTTGTACTATATACTTCTGCTGCAATTTGTGATGCTCTTGCTAAACTATAGTAGTTACTACCAAGAGCTAATATGTTTAATGCTTCAATTTCATCTATAACATGTTGAGGTATAGGTTCATTTGTTGCTTTTGCTGTTTTTTTTGCTGTTGCTAATAACTCTGCTGCGTCTCCTGCTAATTTTTTCTTAGCTTCTACATCTAAAGGTCTTACCCCTGCTTTAGTTATTTCAAGATCTCCAGCTAATTTTTCCTCTGCTATAAGTCTTTCTTCTCTAGATTTTAACCCTTCTAACTCAGCTAAATCTTGTGTGTCTTTTCTAAGTTTTCTTTTTTCAGTAATATTTTTTGCTTGTAGATAACCCATTTCTCCAGATGTTTTCGCTGTGCCATCTTCTTTATATGGATTTGCATACTCACCAAAAGATGCAACTATATCTGTAAAGTTTTGTCCTTCTGGAGTTCTAAAAATTTCTTCTCTCTCCGTGTTTATAATTTCTCTAGTGTCTTCTCCTGCATATCCTCCAGGTTGTTGAACTAGTCCTCTTCTTGGAGTGTCTAAACCAGACGTGATGCCAGTCCCTTGGGCCTGGTAAGTTCTACCACCCATATTAAACATTGGTCTTTTTAAAATTTTATTATACATTATATATCATCGTTGTTTGATTGAATGCCTGCAGCAACAGCTCTTGGATCATAACTACCTCTAGTCATAGCGGAACCACCGAGTGTTGTATACATGTTAGCAAAACCACCAATACCAGTAAGTAATGGATTAGGTGCAAATTTTTGTGTAGGTGAACCAGGCATTGCGCCAGATACAGTACCATAGATATTTGCAACATCTGTAATTCTGTCTAGTGGTAATTGGTATGCACTTTGATTAGCTTGTGCCATTGCATTTAATTTAGATTGCTCTAACAATTGATCTTGTTGACCAATTGCATCTAATGACGCTAAATTTTGTTGTTCCATTCCAGGTACAAACGATGCTAGTCCTTGTTGTAATGAACCTAGTCCTAATTGATTACCCATTGCTTGTTGTCTATAACCCTGTGCTTGATCATAACCTTGACCATATAATCCTGCTAGTAATGCTGCTCTGTTTCTATCTGAGTTAGATTGATACTCAGCTTCTGCAACACCTTGTCTAGAACCACCGAAAGCTCCAGCAGTGTATGCATTCATACCCACTTGCCCAGATCCTATTTGTGCCTGTCTATCAAAGTCAGTCATAGTTGTATTAATAACTTCTTGTTGATAAGGCGACATGAAAGCTTGATAATCTTGCGAAGGATCTGCTAAACCTTCAGCTGCCGTATTAAACTGAGACATTTGATTTAAATAAGGTTGGTAAGATGCAACACCTGTACCCCCTGTAAATCCTGTAACTTGTCCACTAGCATCTCTTTGAATATCTCCAAGGCCAGATTGATTAGCTATACCTTGTTGTGCTTGTTGTTGAAATGCTGTTTGACCTGCAACTTGTGGTGTTAGTGCTCCAACATCAATAGGAGTCCCTAGTTGCCCGATACCATATTTAAGAATATTTTGACCGTAAGGTTGTAGTACTCCTGAAGGTAATAAACCGTTTCCTGATGTATCGTAATTAACTGCCATTATGCTGTCATCCTTTTAGCTTGTGGTTTTGCTTCTAATGTTTTCATAGTATTGTACATTTTTTGTGCACCTTTGTTAATACTTCCTCCACCTGCAGCTCTTACTGCATCGGCTGTAAATACAAATTCGTTTTTAGAAAGTCTTGCAGGTACATCATCTTTTTTTTCGTACTCTCCAATGGGTACAAACCCACCGTTAAATCTATAATCTTTTTCCATGCCACCAAGATCCATGACGCCTCCTCCGGCTCTCTTGACTCTGCCACCTTTTTTCTTTTCAATAGGTTCTATTCCATTTTCAGTAACATTAAGCATTATAATACCACTGTCACTTGATTTCATATCATACAATTGATTTTTAATTACTTTAACAGTATCTGTTTCATAATCGGTATAAATATTTGCATACTTGTCTTTTAATTCTGGATTTTCTTGTATGTATGCTTGAACACCTTCATCACCACTTTCAGAATAAATTCTGTTTAATATTTCTACATCATCTTTTTTAGTTATAAAATCTTTTACATCTACAGTGCCATCAGTGTCGTCAGTCATCTCACCCATCATGCCACCTACTGGACCCATACCATCCATGTAACCAGGTCGACCACCATTTCTTAAACCTGCTATACCACCTTTTTGCATTTTAACTCCATGCCAATCTGATGTTTCAAAAAAATCTTGAAAACCACCATAACCACCTTGAATATCGTCTGGTAAAATTTGCCAAATTCTGTAAGCTCTTTCAATACCATGTACACCTTCATTATTAGAATAGGCAGTACCACTATTATAAGCCATTTCCATAGACTCTTCATCATTAGAAAGTGCTTCTGTTTCAATAGCGTCATCAATACGTACAGTGTTGTCCCTTACAGGACCTTCACCCATCATGTAACCAGGTCGACCACCATTTCTTAAACCAATGATACCACCTTTAGCAGATAGTTTTCTATTTTTAAAAAATTCTATTACTTCTTCAATACTTATTGGATCACGGTCATTGCTTAGTTTAAAAACTCTTACAGCTTCATCCATTGTAAGGTCTTTAGGTATTTCTGACATTTTCATGTTTTCTTCTAATATTCTAGGGGGCTCTCCTTGTGGGTTTTCAATAATTGTTGTATCAATATTTTCAATTTCCGTTGAGTTTTTTAATCCAGTACCCATAGCAAATCCCATTCTCTTTACAACACCCGGTGCTTTTTTTCTAAGTGCTTCAATACCAGGACCACCACCCATATTAAATCCCATTGCTTTTACAACACCTGGTGCTTTTTTTCTAAGAGCTGTAATACCTGCATTAGGATCACCACCATTTCTTAAACCTATGATACCACCATTGGCTGCTAGAGCCGTGAAATCTGTTACGTCTGCTTTGGATCTAGGAATATTTGTAACTTCCATTGGAGTTAAATTTAAATCTACTGCTGATTGTGCTTCTTGCCCTGCAGATGCTACTTCAAGCATGTAGTCTCTATATGCGCTTTCGCTTAATTCGTTTCTCTCTTTTTGATTTTTGTAATCTAGGTAACCTTTAACAGCACTCGCTCCAGCATCAACAAGACCTTTATACTTGTCATAAGTTTCTCTAGCTTTGTTAATGTAGCCAAATACATCCATAGATTATATTCCTTTGAAATTGTTATATATTAAAATAGCAGGCATTTCTCCTGAACTTATACTATTATCCGTTTTTTCCACATAAATCAAGTGCTGGCATTATGACTTTAACATCTTGTTCCAGATTTTCTGGGAGTATGTTAGCTGCTTTATACGCTTCTTCATCTTTATATATTGCACCTGTTTTTTTATTTCTGTAGGTAGTTATTACTTCTGCTTCTATCAAAGGTACTTCTTGTCCGTTAATTATTGTTGTTTTTGTCATTAAGTCCTATCTTGTTGTAATACGCTTATTGTAACTATTGGGCTTGCAACATCAGAAAGCATTTGAATCTTGTCGCCTTCTTCTAATATCAACACAGTTGAATCATCTCCTTTTAAAAATTCATTTTTAACAGTTGTTGCTGAAGAATGTTTATCATAAATAAATGCTGTACTAGAACTACTATCAAAAACAGATAGAGTTAAAACAGCTGTTCCCACATTTGCATTGTACACAGAAATAGATTTAATAATACCTACTGTAGCAGCTGGGACTGTATAACAGTCAGCTGTAGTAGCAGCATCCAAAGTAGTATGATGTAGTTTATATGCATTAGCCATTATAATCTTTTTGTTGTTTTAACTTAACTTGTAAAAAATGTAAAGGCTTCTTGCTCATCCTTTATTTGTTGTTGGTATGTAGTATTCATTTTTTGTACAATTGATATTACGTTGTTAGCCAAATTCTGTACGTTTTGTCTATCAAACTCTGGTCCTTCAATTGTAGGTACTACTTCTGATATTTTTGCCATTATCTTCTTCCTCCTGCATGTATGTCTAGTCTAAAAGTTCCTAGTCTCCAGTTTTCTCCAGTACCTGTATTAGATACTTTAAAAGCTATTTGACGAGCTCTTATTCTAGTGTTTAATTGTGTGGTACTTGTTGTTGCCGTAAATGTATTTGTAATAGTATTGCTGTTAGGAAAAGCTTTTGTGTTTAATGCTACTTGTGCATTTCCCGTTTGTGCACCAAAGTCAGGCAAGAATCTACTTATTCTCATCATGTATTCTCCCTCACCATTTAATCCCTGTTGATCACTAATATCATAATCCCCTGATTCAACATTAGCTAATACTGCATTAACAGTTCCATTGGCAAAAACTTCATCTGTTCCTACTTCATGTTGCCAAAAATAACTAGCACCATTGGTTACACCATTTACATTTGGTTCTGTTGGTGCAATATTTGTTATATACTGTGTAGCATAGGGTTTTCCATAAACACCTTCTGGTGTCCATGTTGTTCTAGCAAGTGAACTCGTTGTCCATATTGGATCCGGGTCGCTTGATTCTATATAATTGTAACTAACAGAACGGTTAACTTCATCTGATCCTTGACTACAATAAAACCAAGTTACTTCACCAAATAAATTATTTACAGCACCATGTATTTGTTGGTTAGCATTTACATTAATATCTTCAAAAACATAATCTTCAACAAGACAAGGCATACTGTAAACTCTACCCCCTGTATATTTAAAGAAACCATTCGGTCCCATCCAATAAGCAACACCATCAATTTCGACCGGTGCGTGTTGACTAGATATTCCACAGTTAGTACCAACTTGTTCAAAACCAAAAGTAAAAGGTTGGCCTACAAATTTCATTGTATACATTGCAGTATCTGACCAAACATATAATGCAGTCTTACCTGCAATTACTGATAATAATTTAGATCCATCAGGAAGTCTTTGTGACCCTGCTGTGTTAGTAGCGGTTGCAGTATAAGCTCCAACCCCATCAATATTTTCTTGGTCTGAGAATCTTACAAACATATCATCTTGTGTAGTAGAATCTCCTAACGTTGTTTCTGTTCCAATAAAAACTAAATGTCTATCGGGAGTTGACACACACATGTCTCTTGATGCTGTTGGTGCATTAGGTAATATAACTGCTCTTGTAATTAATGCATTTGTTAACGTTGGATCCCATTGCCATACTTTTTTATTGTGAACTAATGCTAATAAAATTTGTCCATAATTAACGAGTCTCCATTGTCCTGGTTCAATTACAACTTGCGCTGATGAACTTGCACTACCCCAACCTACATAGCCACTTGCATCAAAAACAGTTGTTCCATTAGTATGAGAAACAGCAGTAGTTCCACTAATACCTCTTGTAATACCTGTTACTTTGTTGCCTGTAATTCCAGTGTAGCCAATTAATTCATTGTCTATTTGAATAACCTCAGTTGATCCGCCACTAGGAATTGTAAAACTGGTTGTCGAAGTTAAAGTAATTTCTGTAGCAGAACCATTGTTACCACCACTTGCTGTTAATACACCATTTAAAGTTGTAAATGTTGGTGGAATAACTTGTCCACCAAATGTATTTGTACCCCAACCAAAACCATACCCTTGAGTAACAGGTCCTATTTCATAATAAGGATCTATAGTTGCAGTTGCAATAGCGCCACCTGTACCTGTTTCGTTATTATTAGCTAAAGTTGTCATCTTAATAGTTAGTGTAGTAGCACTTGGAGTGCTTAATACTTCAAATAACTTTCCATTAAAGTCAGCAGCTGTGAAAGAAGTACTGACCCCTGTTAAAGCAACAGACCCATCTCTTACTAAAAGAATGTCTTCTACTGTTGCATTGTGTGCAGCACCATAAGTTAGTGTAAAAACATTGGAACCGTTAGTACTTCCAATAGCAACTCCAGTTTGAATTTTATCTTTATCAATAGGAGTTATATCGTAAACAGCACCTTCAAAATAAATGTAAAGCAGTTTGTTTGTGCCAATTGCTACGTATTTATTACCAGCATTATCTACCCACGCATGTTGATCTCTGCCTGCACCTACTAAATTACTTGCTGTTAATTGAGACCACCCACCTATTTTTTCAGGATAACTATATCTAAAACGCATGTAGTCACCATTGACCCATCTTCCTTCGGCGCCAGTATCTGATGATTGTTTATCTAAACCTGGTTTTAATGTGATTTTTGTTAACATATAAACTCCAAGTTACAAAATATACTAGATTAGAGCATATATCAATATGAATAAAGTAAGGGGAATCAGTGGTGGATCATCCCCTCACAAGCTTAAATTGTATATTATTTTTTAGGTACTGTAAAGCCTTTAAAATATGAAGGTAAACCTAACATAGGTCTCTTATCATATAGATTA